TGTCATAGCTCCACCACCTGCATTTACTCCTGGTCCACCCATTTCTGGGGTAGCCATTCCACCTGTTAATTGCATAATTTCTTGTTCGATCTGTGTTTGAAGTAGCTTTAATGCTCCGTCAGATACAGCATCGTCACGAAGTTCTTGGCGAATTTCTTGTAGCTTTTCAGCTGGGAACTCTTCACCTAATGTGCGTAAAGCTCCCTCTTTAGACTCTAATCCCAATGACAAAAGTGATTGAACTTCGTTCAAAGCAATCAACTTATCTAGTGGGAGAGGCTGTGGGAAGTGAACATAAGATTGGTACGTAATAGGATCTTGTGGATCTAACTTGTCTAACTGACCAGGTTTAATAGGGGTATTTACTTCCGCTTTCCAAACAAAAGTTTCTGGTTCCTTAATTGCAAGGCTTCTTAAAATTAACTCATTTACTCGCTCTAGTCCGTGAGCATATTGAATGATCTTTTGATGGTAGCGGTTCATCAAAGGCTGGAACTGAATAGATAATGCCACGCCAGATGTGTTTGAAATTGGCTGCGCTTGGCCAAGAGCTGTCTCTGGAACACCAATCATTTCGTGCATAGACTTCTTGATTAAAGCCAAGAACTCCATAGCTCCCTTAAGACCTTGAGATCCGCCTTCTAGGTTTTCTACCTTTGCGTCTTTTGGTAGTCCTCCCCAGACTTTATTAGCGCCTTTCTCAAGTTGAGAAGCCTTTGCACCGATGATGATTGTGACCGGCGCTGCGTGATAGTTAACAATGTCAGCAACATCCGTAGCGGTCTCGTTGTAAGTGCGGTTAATATTGATAATATCATTGCAATCAGAAAGACCCCAAGGGCTGCCACTAATACGCACATTTGGAATGTGAACAATAGGAATTGTCCCGAGCGGGTTCGGGCGAGAGTCAATAAGTTCGTCGTTGATGTACTCTTCAATAACATCGTCAGTTAAGATTTCTGTGTAAGTAAATACTTGACGCGTTCCTTCAAGCGAAGTGCCCCAGAAACGATACTTGAGCTTAAAACGAATAAGGCGCTCGCGGTCATGAGGATGAAACTCTGGAAAAGCGAAAGATGAGTTAAGAGGAAGAATACGCACACGGCCAGGGTGGATAAGGCCAGAGGGATCAGTCCACGCTTCTTCATAAGCAACTTTAATAAAGCAATCACCTGATACACCGCCTTGTTGTCCGATTTCCCACAATACTGTGGCTTTGTTGTTATCTACTTCCCACACACGCTCTAGTAGGTCTGGGACAATAGCTTCTGTTTCTTTTGGGGATCTAAAATTAACGCCTTTACCAAAAGTAAAGTTAAGTACAAAGTCGGTAAAAGCACGATAGTAATTCATTACCATCTGAGTTTCGCCTGTTTGACGGCGATATGAATAGTGATGGCCTAGATACATTGCCCAGTTAAGGGAGTAACGATTTAGACGTGGGCCATGGACTTCAAACTCTTCATCTGCAAGCTCTACTAAACCAAGCGGGGAGATGGAGATTGTTAAATCAGAAGAGGCTGCCCTATAACTGGGAGGGGAGAAATCAATACCGCTACCGCTCACCAAAACACCCTTCTACTTCTAATACGTATAGACTAACACAAATGTCGACAAACCGCTAAAAGTGGCGTCGGAAAGATTCACCGGCAATGGTTCCCTTGCCAACTGGCTTGGTAACCTTTTTCTTCATTGCCTTTTCTTTTTTCTCTTTTTCTTCTTCTACGTAGTCTCTGAATCGAGGATCAATGTCTTTCTTTGAGTCTACAAACTTTCCACCCATCTGAACATACTTTGCGTGTATCCAGTGAGCAGATGCAGGAGATTGTTTTGAAAAACGAGTTTTTGCTTGGGTTCTAACCATGTTGTAAAGCTTAGGGTTGGCAGGTAACTGCTTTGGACCCTCTTTTACTTCTTGACCTCTGATCAGCATTTTTAATCCTTATAAAGAAGTTCTCGCCCCCGCCACGTATTCGCCGTAGAAACGGGGGACGAGAAACTTTATTTAATTAGTCCTGGACTACAGCAGGGTTCATAGCACTCTGACGAGCGCCGTTGCGAATAACTTCTTCGAAACGATTGTCGCCGTGATCAGCAAAACCTCCAGCAGCAAAGTCTGTCAAGTTCTGTGGTGCTTCTACCCATGCAGCTGAACCAACGTGTGCGCGTTCACGCATTGTTTCTTCAGCTGTCTTCTGCCAAACAGGTGCATTGCGATTAGCGCGACCTGGTGCAGGCATGTATCCCTGCATTGCTCCGTTTGTAAACTGAGCTGGTACGTCTGTGTCTGTTGCAATGCCTTCTTCGAAACGAAGTGGTCCGCGTTGTCCTGGGACAGCGCCTGCCATCTTGCGGTCGTATACAGCTCCTACTTTTTCAGGGAACTTTGGATCTGGTGCAATTGTCATTAATGACTCCTAAATGTCGGTTGAGGACCTCGGTAAAAGTGTCCTACTTTTAAGAGATATAAACAGGCTAAAGTGTAAATTATCTAAAAAATGGGGATGAGGAGACTTCTACCTGCGGCATTGTCAGATCCATGGTTAGGGCGCAAGCAATAGCCAAAGAGTCGGCGTAATCGTCATGAGCATGGGCTTCCTCTGGGGCATGAGCTAAGAAGTTAGGGCCTTGGAACTTTGTTTCTAAGTCTGTCATTTGTTGATAGAACCTTTTCCAGGTTCTAAGGCGACGGGTTTTTGCGTGAGCTGGCCACCCAACCATACGTCGATCAATTAAAGCTTTTAGGTGCTTCCAACGCTTTGATTGCTCAGGTTGGCTGCTGCCTATTGAATGAACTTCAGCTCTTGGTAGAAGAAGTTTCATTCTTTGAGCTACCGCGTCTCCAACACCATTAGCGTCAATACCAACAGCTAATACGTCATAGTTATTTAAGAAGTTAACAATCTGGAAGTACTGATCTTCCCAGTCGTCGCCTTGAATCTCTAACCAGTTAAGTACGCGGTGGTCGTAATAACCAAACTCATCTGGGCGATCCCAATCTACCCAGACAACTGTAACTACTGTGGAGTCAAGCTTTCTTGCAGGGTCAATTCCCACAACGACTGGTGTTCTGTGCCAAGCTTTAACAGTTTCTTGCGAGGTGTCACCGAGCTCGTCCATAATAGCTGATGTAACGAACATTCCTCGCTCCAGCAACCATTTGCATGAGTACGACATCTGGAACTCATCAGAGTCCTCCCCAATACGAAGCATCTCTTTTTTAATAAACTTGCCGTAGTTAACATTTACCTTAGCTACGTCTCGCCAATCCCACTCAAAGTGGTTTTGACGTGAAGTTCTGCCAGTTTGCCGTCTTTTGTTTAATTGGATAGAACGGTAAAAATTGTTTTTACTTGTAGTTGGAGTGCCTGTCTTAACCATAGTTCCTGAGTAGTAAGCAAGCATAGGGCTAATAGATTTTGATACAACAAAGTCGTCCGCCTCCTGGCACTCGTCAATAACAATTAAATGAAAAGACTTAGATTCAATTTTAGCTCTAGGGTTAGCTGTCATCATCATAAGACTGCTACCTGAGTTTTTAAGTTTAATTTGCCGTGTTACACCCGGAACTTTTCCAAGAGAATCATCAATCTCTGGATCACCAAGAATTTCAAGAGCTCGCTCTGATGTAAGGCGATTTACTGTACGACCAAATAAAGTTTCTACCTGACCTTCAACAGGAGCAAACATACCGATCCAAATTCCATCTTTAAACTTACCAAGAAGATCCGGGTACATCTTTGCAAGCCTTGGAAGTAAAACCATAAGTGTAGCTACAGTGTTAGCAATAGTTTCTGATTTACCTGACTGACGTGCTGCAAGCGCAGTAATTTCTTCACCGTCATTAATAATTACAGATTCAATGATGCGACGAGCTAACGGCATTTGGTATGGGTGTAACTCATGACCAACAAGAGCTGTCATAAACTGAACAGTTCTGTCAGTTATTTTTTTAACAAACTCCCTAGATAATTCATCAAGTTCTTCAAACTCTTCTTCGGGCGCAAGATCTTCTTCCTCCGCGTCTACCGGGAAGAACTCTTCGTCATCATCTTCTAAAACAATGTTGTTTTCCATATTAACCTTAAGTCTAGTTAAAAACAAAAAGCCTGGGCTATTAAACCCAGGGCCCTTTGCTGCCACCACACGGGGAGAGGAAGAGAGAGGCAAGACCTAGTTTATCATAAAGTCGACAAATCTACTTACGGCTTAGCGTTCCTTTTGTACAGCTCTTCTACAACTGCATGTAAAGCTTCTGCACCAGTCCTAGCTTCTTGTAGGTAAACCATTTCCCGACTTTTTGTGTAACCAGAAAGGCATCGACCAACCTCATAAATAGATTGCTCTAGCCACATTTCTAGCTCAGCAGTAGGGATTCGAGATACCCGTTTTGCTACTTTTTCTGAGAATGGTTTATCCCAGTCTTTGTTACTCTTTGAAAAAAGCTTCTTCATAACTGCCATCCTCCGGCTTCCAAACATTGCGGACCTTCATAGCATCCGATAGGCGGGAGTCTATTGCATTATCTGCTTCAAATGGCAACTCAGATCCAATGATCCACTTACCCATATAAAACCCTGGCTTAGTAAAAGGCAACCTAAATACTAAACAAGTGCCTTTACGGTAGGGGTGATCCGTTTCCTGGGTCCATCCAATCTCAACAATTGGTAAAGGCTTGCGGTGGTAGTACTCAAGTTTTCCGACGTATAGTTGACCGTATGTTTTCATAAGATTTCGTTAAATAGTTCCTTTGCTGTGAAGTGTCTAATGTTAAAGTCCTCTGGAAGAGGCTTACCTAGTTTGCTACTAATTAGGGCTGTTTGGCTAATCTTTTCTTTTGCTCCTGATGAGAACTCATCCATATTTGCTGGGCCCATATCCGGCCACTGATCAAGACCAGAGGTTCTTAGATACTTACCGGTAGATCCGCTGGCTTTTAAGCCTTCCCACAAATGAGTAGGCACGTTTCGGTATTCCCACCAAGTGTTGTCTCTAAACACAACTACAAGCTTTTTATCATTTGGGTGGTAAGCAATCGTCCAAGCTCTAGGGCGCTCAGGATTTGTTGTAGGGGCGTTCTTAACTTCTGATCCAGCGTTCTTTAGCTCTTTAGGTACGCTGACAAGCCACTCAGTGTTTTCAAATACTTCGTTTTGGCTTTCTTTAAGCTCACGCTTTGCTACACGAGTAGATTCATTGTTTTTTACTCGGGCTAGCTCTTCGCTTACCCGGTTCATTCCTTCAATATAAGCTTTGCTTCTTCTAGCCATTATTCCTCACAAACGTGATTTTCAGTCTCTGTTTCTAGGACTCGCACTAAGCATACTGAACAACGTAGATATCTTACAGGTTTAAAATTGTTTTGAGAGGTAGCGCCTAGTGGAAAGTTGCTTCCATCTTCATTATCTTGAGGTTCATAATCAACCACAATATCTGGCTCGTCAAACAGCTCTCTAGGAAAAGGGCCTTTTGGATCCGTTACGGTGTGGGGAACGGGGTGTACTTGAATAGCAGGTTTACTAGTTACTCTCATCGGCAGACGTTTCCTCTACAGGCGCCGCTGCTTTCTTTTTAATAGTCTTTGGCTTTTCCTCAACAACGTCCTTTTTTACATCTTCAGAGCGAAGAACAAACTTACCTTCAGCTGCATCTGTTAGAAGCCAACGTGGTAGGCAGGTAGAGCAGTAGTCAACAGGATTTGCTCCCGGCTCGCTTATTGTATAAACAGCCGCTAGAGAGCAGTTAGCACATTTGATCATGCCTTCAGTATACAACAAAAAAGGAGCTGATATCCCCATCAGCTCCCTTTATGTAAGTTTATTTACTTAGACGCGTTTATTCCTATTGACGTGTCTTTTGGATTAACGGCTTTAGCAAGCGGTCCGATAAGACCTGCAATAAAAGCGTTAAGGAGCGTCTTTGGGTCAGTAATACCGCTCATGTAAAGAGCTGCTACTGCCGCAATTGAGGCTCTAAGGTACGAACCAAACGCAGCTTGAAGCTGAGCTATATTCATTTTTCTCTCTTTCCTTGTAGGTGGGGTACAAGACCCCAGTACTATAAAAGTACTACCACTCAGGAGATTCGTCAACGTGCTGGTCAAACCGGCCTTCTAGACGAGCTAAAGAGACTCGCATTTCCGTTACGTCGGTAGCTATTTTATTAATGGAATCACGCATGCTTGATCCGCCATTTGGCTTAAGTTCAGCTAGATAATGCTTGATTGTCCACTTGATACCAAGGATAGTTACTCCGCCTACTCCAAGAACAACAGAGGTTAATGCGGCCCAATCAGATACGCTCATTTACATATACTCATTCTGTAGAAGATGTCAAGTTCAAAATATGAGAATATGTTGTCCGTCTCAAATCACGAGATTTATATCTTTAAATTAGACCATCTAAGCGTAAATTTGTCTCAATATAAAAAATATATTTGTTTGGACTTGACCTTGAGTGTAACGCTGTGGCAATCTAGAACATGAGAGACGCTAGCAATAGCGTCTTTTATTACTGAGAGGAGCAGAAATGTTCAATATCAGAAAAGATACGATGGAAAAAGTGGCGGTGTTTTCGATGTATGCACTGTTAATAGGTGGACTACCACACGCGCTCGCTAACGCGAACGAGGTGGAAGGATCAACTGTGACAGTACAAGTAAGCACTGTGGACCCACTAGAGAAATACAGAGGAGCAAAAGAGCTGTCAGATACAGAATTAGTTGACCTGCTTAGCGCGGTTGGTTTTGAGGGAAAAGCTCTCAAGGTCGCCTATGCGGTTGCTAAGAAAGAATCTAACGGTCGCCCCTTAGCCCACAACGGAGATGTTTCAACAGGAGACAACTCCTACGGGGTTTTCCAGATTAATATGCTGGGAAGTCTCGGAGAAGACCGACGGGAGAAATTTGACCTCAAAACAAATAAAGATCTCTTTGACCCAGTTACAAATGCGGAAATAGCTTTTCACATGACTAACGGTGGAGAAGACTGGTCTTCCTGGAAAGTCTATCCAGGTCAAACAAATGGAGCTAGATATGAGAGTTTTCTAAAACAATTTCCAAAAAACTGAACGGACCACTACATGCCCTTAAACGCTTTACCCCTTGATGTACCAAAACCGTGCACCGCAGCTTCACCAGATATATTTTTTCCAAAAGACTATATCTCGGAGTGGCACACAACTGTAAAACAAGCAAAAGATATATGTAGCCGTTGCTCCATAATCTCAGAGTGTTTGCAGTATGCGCTAAGCCAAGGTCGATCGCTAGATGGTATTTGGGGAGGCACTACTCCAGGGCAAAGACAAGAAATGCTTCGGGGTAGTTTTGGAAGAAAGATAACAGTCCCTAAAACGTAAGATGTAAATCAAAAAGCCCCCGGTTATTAGCCGGGGGCTTTTTGTTTGTGTTGGGAAGGTTATGCTGCTGCTGCCCAAGGTGTGATTGTAATTGTTGCTGTTGTTGCAACTGAAGATGCACCGGCTGCTGTTGACTGTGTCTTGATTGTTCCAGCTGTACCAGTAAGTGCTGTACCAGGTGTGATAGCGCCTGTGTCTGCAACTGTCCATCCTGAACCTGCGATTACAAGTGTGCTTCCTGAACCACCGGTTACACGCCAAGTACCAACAAGTGCTGCTGGGATACCTGTTCCTGAAGCGATAGTTACCTTAGTACCTACTGCCCATGTGCTTGTGCCGCCAGAAATAGTTACAGTAGCTTCAGTAGTGCTTGTTACGTTAATACGTGTTGGCTGTGTAGCAGTGTTTGTAGCTGCTGAAGCTGTAGTGATATTAGCTGTTTCGTAGCCAGCATCCTTAAGCTCATCAAGAGCAACTGCTGTTGTCTCACCAAGTACTGAAGGTACTACGATGTAGCCAATTCCAGCGCCATCAGCTGCTGTTAGAGCAGTAGTTGACTCTACCTTGCCGTACCACTGTCCGGTAATTTCACCAGCGTTAGCTGCGTTAGTTACTGTGAACTTAAGAGCATCAGCTGTAGCAACTGTTACTCCAGATAGGTTGTAAGCTGAAGCTGTAAGACCTGTAATGTTTACAACATCTCCAACTGCAAGGTTGTTTTGAGCTGTGTATGTAACAGTTGTTCCGTTACCTGAAGCAGCTGTAACCTTGTAGTTACCTGCTCCTGGAGTAAATGCTGGATAGTTGTTCCATTCAGCCTCTGCATTTGCATGGTTATCAAGAGCTGCATCTAGACGAGCTCCAGCTACCTTTGTTGTAGCTGACCATGAAGCATCAGCGCCAACGCCAGGGATCTCTCCTACAACTACCTTAGCAACAGCTGTCTGAGCTGAGTCAGATCCTGAAGCTGCGTTAGTTACTGTGAAGCCTGTACGAGCGCCTTCTGTACCTACAAGTGAAGCAATAAGCACGTTTGAAAGATTAAGAGCTGATGTAGCAAGACCTGTAATTGTTACAGTCTGTCCAACATGGAATGAGTTAGCCGCTGTGTAAGTAACAGTGGTTCCGTTTCCAGATGCAGCTGTTACTACAGCAGTTCTGTAAGCAAGTTCATCTGATCCTGTTGTTCCGCCGAAGTTTCCAGCTGCTTCTTCTGTACGTACATCGTTTGGTTGCATAGGGTAGTTACCCCATACGAAATCTACTTTTACGTTTCCTGCTGAATCTGTTGCATTACCGTTGGTGTTAGTTCCGCCTGGAGTCTCTGCGATAGCAATAGCTGCTGCGCCTGTACCCTCTGGTGAACCCACCGGAAGCGGTGAATTGTAGCTTGACATTGTTTACCTTTTCTCTAGAGTGGTTAAGCACCTGATCGGGGTGCAGTCACTATTGTCTAAGAGTATTTAAGGGTTGTCAGGCTTTATCTTTAAATGTGTTTGTCGTTACGTCAAAGTTGGCCGAGGTAACAAGAGCTGGGTCAACGCCAGTAACATCAACAATGATTGGATCACTAAGAAGGATGGCAGCTAGGCGCTCATCAGTTCCCATTACTTGAACAACCTCGCCGTCAATGACGAAGGCAAGCATTGCTGCGGAAGCTACATATGTCATTTATATCCAACCAATACTTGATCCCACTTGCCAATAGGGCAGACCGCATTAGGAAGCTTTGTTTTAGCGTCCATAAAGCAACCGCACTTGGTGCATTGATGGGTTAGGGCAATATAGTTAGGACAGGCCTTACAAAGCTCTAGGCGCTCCTTAGCGACTGTTTCAGCCACTCGACCTAGGTTTTTGTTATATAGGTCCCAGGGCCTAGCTGGGCGAGAATAAGGGTCTGTCATAGAGCGTACTGTACCTTATTTTAAAGAACAAAGTTTCCGTAGTACTTGTAGTTGTGTACAAGTATACCATCGGCAAAGTAGAAGTCATTATCTTCAACGTCTATGTCTACAACCCAAATTTTCTCATTTAAGTTCTTAATTGAGGTAATTTCAATAGTGGTTGAGTCTGGAGCTATAAATAAATCTCCAACTAGTAGGTTATCTACGCGCTCCATTTGCCATAACCCGGCCCGCTTAATAAGGACATAGTGCTCGTAAGTAACTTTGTACTTATCATTAATTATGAAGTAATTTAGAGTTTGGCTATGTTTTACGTGAGTTACTACAGAGCTAACTACCTCAAACTCATCTTCATCCTCTGAGCTCCACATTGATTTTGGATACCAAGCACTTGGGTCATCGCCATGAGGGAAATCTGTTAATTTCATAGACTTTAGGACATCGCCTTTTTTAACATCTTGAATTAACTTAATAGACCCATCAGCCATTAAAATTGATGTACCGTAGGTAAAGCAACCACCTCCACCACCGCCACCACTAGCAGCAGAGTCTGTAACTGAACCGCCTGTTCCATAATCAACTGTTGGCTCTGATGTAGTTGGTTGTTCATAAGATGCGTTAAGGGCAGCTAATGCGTCATAGTCAATGTTTACAGCAAATGAATCACTAAGAGACCCCCCAAGACCACCATCCCAATTAAAATTCCATTGAGCGTTTGGATCAGACCAGTAATCAAAAGCACCTTTTTCAATAACTATAGGCTCTTGGTTTGCTGTTGCATTAGGATCTACTACACCAGGCGCAGTTTCTTCAAGAAGATAAAGTTGAGTATTTCCGTCAGCATCAACTGTTGAATACCAAGTTGAAGTCACCCCAGTATTTGGGTCCGTATAACCAGCTCCATTTGGATCTCGAACAAGGGTACCTGAAGCTGTTGTAGCTGTAGTTCCAGAGGTAGTTCCAGAGGTAGTTCCAGAAGATACAGCTGTATTTGTATTTCCACTACTTGTTACGCCGGAGCTAACTCTTTGGGCTACATATCCAGGGCAGCGCGGATCATTTACAACTGTTGTTGTAAAAGTGCTTCTAGTACAAGTTAGAACAGATGTTTGAATAATAATACCGTTGCAATCATAGATAGTTCTAGTTTTTGTAGCGGTCTCTGTAATTGTGTAGCCGTAGTTAGCTGATGTTGGAGAGCACCCATCTACTTGAGGGCCGGCTGTGTAAGGTCCACATTCACTTGTGTATTCGGTAGGGTCACATGGTGGTGGTGGGTCCGGCTCTACATAATTAGCTTGACAAATAGATTGTTGAGCTCCAATCCGAGCGGTGTTTTCCACAGTGTTACAGTAAGTAACGCGAGTACCACGAGCAAACCCAAAACCACCCGAGTAGTTTGTAAGTGAAGACTGATCAGAAGGAGATACTGATGTAAAGATTGGAGCTTGAAGATAAGCAAAATTTGTACCATCAGATGTAAAACAATCTGAGCTATAGCAGTAATAAGTTCCAGCAGGCACTCCGCCGCTACCTGTAGAAGGTACAGTTAGGTTTGAAGGGTTACTTGGTAGAGAAGGACCGTTTGCATTTATAGCAACAACAGTAAATGCGTGTGGGACATCATTATTTAAATTAGGTACTGTAATTGGTGAGCCGGTATCTGTAGCTGTTCCAGCAGGGGATCCGGTTACGGCATAAGAAATAACGGGCTTTCCACCAGAGTTTAATATACTAAAGACAACAAAAGCTTGGCCATTACCTGGAGTTGCAACTCCCATTGTTGGTTTAAATGGAACAGTGGTGACAGTTACACCTGATGAAACAGCTGAAGGTGGGCCTTCAATAGTAATATCATTAATTCCAAACACTGTAAATGTAGTGTTAATACCTGTTGGTAAATTTTGAACACGAATAGGTGATGAGTTGCCAGTAGCTACTTGTCCATTGCTAGAGACTACTTTGTAAGAAACGGCAGTATTAACAGCTGGTAAGCTAAACGCAACATCGACCGCACCATTGTCATATTCTCTGTTTATTCCTACGTCGGTTACAGAGGTTACTGTTGGTGAATTTGGGCCAATCTTAGTACCGTGTACAATACCTAAGACTGGCATGTTAGATCTTCAAATCGCCGACAAGAATCCAAGTGTTAGTAGCAATTTTAGTAAGAGTTGCTGTTGACCACTTAGTACGAAGCTTATAACCTGGAGTAGCTCCAATAATTACAGCGTTAGTTGCTGGTACAAAAGTCACGGTTCCGTCATCAATTTGTGCAAAGTGAAGCTGTGCTCCAATTGGAAATGCTTTTGTAGCATTAAGTGGGATAGTAACACCAATGGCAGCAGCGTTAGCAAGAGTTGTAAGTTTACCGTTGTCTGTTAATTCTGGTTCATACGCTGTTGTTGTAATTGGGTTAATTCCAAGATTAATCTGTGGTGATGTTAAAACTTTGTTGCTTAAAGTTGCCCCACCAGTTTCAGTAATAGGAGTAATCTCTAACCATTTAATTCCGTTTGGCGCTGTTGAGTCTGCAACTAAATAAGTTCCGTTTGCGCCCACAGAAAGTTTACTTAAAGTTAAAGGTCCACTTGCAACAGCAAGATCACCCTTAGCTGTAAACGCGCTAGTCTTTGCGTATCCAACCAAAGTAGCTGTGCTATCTACGTAAGATACTGTAGAGGTAGCAGATCCACCAGAAACAAAGGTTCCTGTAGCTCCGTTAGTAATTACAAAGTTAGTTGGGGTTGCGTCAGTAATTATTTGGTCTGTTAGGTTATACGAACCTGGTGTGATACCTGTAGTGGTAACTCGTTGTCCAATAACAAAATTGTTGTTTGCGGTAAAAGTAACACCGCCACCAGCCGCCACTACGTTGGTTACAGCTACTGTTTGCTGCCATTCTTGTAGATTTGCAGTCTGACCCTGAACTCCGCGGATCGTAACGCCCTTAGTAGTAGAGTTTGTAGGAATAACGACGTTACTGCCATCGCTAGTCTTTTTAATGTATTGGGAGTGGGTGTCAGCCACAATACCCTTTTCAATATTAGCTAGGCGTAGCTTTACATTGTCAAAATCTGTTTGTGTTGAGATAAAGGTATCGCTTGAAGTTACCGTAGTAGAGCGGGCTGGGTTAGTACCAATAACTGTTTGGATAGCACTAACTTCATCCTGAAGTAAGTTTGGGTGAGATGCGTCAATTAGGTCTACGACGTTAGACTTATTAACAAAAGTCTTGATCTGGGACGGATATGTGGCCACGGCGATCCTTTCAATGCTAAGTACTAAGGTAGGGTAATTGCTCGGGTTTTTCCGCCTAAACGATTAGTTTTGAGATTCTCCGTTTGGGCCTCTGCCTGGATTCATGTATGTTCCAATGCGTGGTCTTTCTTGTTTTGTTAAAAATAAACGTCTAATACCAAACCTAGAGTCGTTTACAACAATTGGCTTAGATACCGCGTTTTCAAACTCTTTCTTTTTGCTCATGGAGACCATCTGTTCCACTGACGAGCCATAGTCTCGGCCCCTCTAGTTGGCTTATAGTTTTGAACACGAGTAAGTCCATCACGTCCGGCTCTAGTCTTACTAGCTTCTTTAGCTAAACCGGCAGCTCTGTCTGGAGCAACGTTTTCAAAACCGTACTTTAGTTTAGATGCTGCTTTTTTCTTTTTAGCCATTTGACCATTGACGCCCTGGTTCAATAGGAACAGGTTGTGGTCCATTCACTCTTTCGCTAGTAATCATTCGAGGACCCTGCGTAATAGCTTTTGGTTCTACAATCTCTGCATCAATAATTTCTGGTTCTGGGCCAGGAAGACGATTATCTCCAAGAGGTGGGTTCTCAACCACTTCTCCGTAAACAATATCTCTTTCAGGTCCCGGTCCTCCAGTACCTGTAACTTTGTCAAACTTGCCAGCTCTAGCATCTTCAATATTTTTTTTGTATTGTTTCTTTTGTGCCCTTAATGTTGCAGGACTAACGTAAGGGTTTTTCTCATCATTGCCGTGCTTATCGGCTATTTTTGGAGTAACAAAATTCTTTGCTGCGGTGTTACCAACAAGTTTTTTAATGTTTCCAGTACTTTTGGTGCTGGCACCAAATTGTTTGGCATTAGCTACGGCTTGGCTCATATTCCAAGTCTAAGTGCTTTTGCTCGCACATTCTTGCTAAATCAGGTACTACAAACCTGCGACCGCAAATATCGCAAGTCCAGCGCTTTAATCGCTCTGCGTCAGTCACGATCCGCCCACCAACACCCAAGGAGTGTCACCGCAAGCAAAGTTGCGATAAACACCCCCTGGAATGTGATGTGAGTCAGGTAGTACATTACTTACCGCAGGTAGGACACTTAGCTACTGGAGCGGCTGGGGCTGCCGCAGCAGCTCCTTTAAACTTTGGACGACCAAAACCAACAATAGAGATTTGGACCTTCCGTGGATTCTTCTTATAAGCACGAAGCTTTTTTGAAACTTGGCCGCCATTTCGCTGGCTTCCCTTTTCATCTGGGCTAGTGTTTCCTTCGATACACCAGACAGTTCCATCTCCGTTGTCCTTGATAACAATCCCTACGTGAGAAATTCTATCGACGCCATCTGATGGGAAATCAAAATAGGCAATATCTCCAGCATCTGGATCAGCAACGTCTCCGTCAATCCATGCGCCAGCTTTCTTAAATGCTGCTGCACCACCTGGTGTGTAAACGGTATTAGGTACCTTTACTCCAGCTTCGTTAGCGCACCAGTTGACAAAAGACCCACACCATGGCTGAAAGTTAGCCTTTGTGTAAGCGCCGTACTTTGTTTCGTTATCTTTAGGACCTTCAATAGTTCCTAGCTCTGCTGAAGCAACCTCAATAAGACGGGCTGCTGTACCTTGATCAGCCATTAGTTTGCTCCTCTTTATCCCATTCAAGATCTACAGGTTGTTCTTCTGGAACCTGTCCATCTGGTTTAGTTGTAGCTGCGTATGAAACCGCACCAGCAGCGCTGATTACAATATCTGTACCGTTCTGCTTAGCTTCAACTTTTAGATCAGATTCGCTCTTTGCTTTAGTATCAACAGCAGCAAATGCAGCGTTAATCTCGTCAAGATCTAGCTTTCCATCGTTCATAAAACCACGAGCTAGTTTTTCAACAACGGTTGCAACAGCTGTTAGACCAGCTACAGTAACTGCTGTAATAGTGTCAACGCCAGCAATAGCACCAGCACCGATAACAGAAAGACCGCTAGCCGCAAAGGTAGCGATAATTCTAAGTAAAATGTTTCCAAGCGATTTCATATTAATCTTCTTCCTTTGGGTTACGTAGTGGATAAGTAACAGCCCAGGCAATTAACGTTCCAATAATTGCGTACCCCACAACGGTCTTAGCAGATCCATCAAGTACTACCCACGCAATGAACATGCCAAGCAGTGTCCATAGCTGGTCAATCATGTCTCTAATTACTTTCAAGGCTTTCTTCTCCTTACTCCCTTTGAATCTCCAGAAGGGGCTCCTCCCCCACCAGAACTTCCTCCCCCGCCACCAGAAGAAGATCCTCCGGTAGTGGTACTAGCAGCACTGGCTGCTGCACCAACTGCGTTCATAGCAGCTCCAGCAGCAACAACAGCAGCAACAACCATTTCTGTTGCTTCTTCACGTTCTTCAGGAGACATATCCGCACCGATACTTCCAAGTGCTTGTAGTGCTTCCCCCGGGTCGCTAAATATTGCGCCAACTAATTCTGATGGGTTCTCTAGTAAAACTAGAGCCGCAGCTACGTCTGCTGTAATTATAACTTCATTACCGTTTTCATCCTGCCTAACCTCCACAGGAGTCTCTGCTGGAAGGTCTTTATACTCAATACCAGCGTCCTGGATCTGTTCTTTTGTAAGTGTTTCTCCAGGAGCTACTGATTCAATAAGAGCTTCTGCAACCAATTCTTTTTCAGCGGTAGTCAATTTACCGTCAGCAGCTAAGGCATCAGAAAGAGCGGTTACTTCTTCAACTGTAACTTCTCCGTCTGCATTTAAAGCATCCATAACCGCTTCAGCATCAGAAGCAGAAAGTTTGCCATCAGATAAAACATCCTCTACGGCACTAGCGACTTCCTCTTCAGGTGTGCTAGGCTCCTGTTCTTCAATAGGAGGTTCTAATGGTTCTGTGGACGGATTTTCTTGCTCTGGCTCTGGTGACTCTGGTTCTGGTGTTGATTCCTCGGGTGTATCAACTTCCTCAACAGGCGCCTCGGGCTCTACGGGTTGCTCTTCGGGCTCTACCGGCTCTGGTTGGGGTTCTGTGGGTGTCTCTGGCTCTTCTGTGGAGGGCTCAGTAGGTGCGGGCTCTGGAAGCGGCTCTGGTTCAGGCTCGGGCTGAGGTTGCTCTTCTTGAGAAGGCTCAGGATCAGGTAAAGGTGATGGCTCAGGAACAGGTTCAGGCTCTGGGGTTGGCTCTGGTAAAGGCTCAGGCTGTGGTTGTGGCTCTGGTGAAGGTTCAACAGGATTTGGCACAGGAACAGGCTCAGGTTGTGGTGCAGGATCAGGATTTGTTGGGACCGGGTCCATTGGTGGAGTTGTAGGTTCTACTGGAGTTGGTGTAGGTTCTGGTTGAGGAGAAGGAGGAGTAGGTGAAGATTCAGGATTTTGCGTTCCACCTGTGGTCGATTCCGGCGTGGTTGGTGATTGGGTATTTTGTTCGCCCCCACTGGAAGAGTTTTGATCCGGCGGCGAAGTTTGTGATTGGTTTGATCCCGGGTTTGATTGTTCTGTCGTTGGTGGTACTACTACTGAAGGCGTTGGTGTTACTGATTGTATAGCGGCAACTGCAACAGCAACTGTAGCTGTTGCTGTGTCAGCTAAAGTATTAGCAGTTGTGATCGCTGTAGTAGCCGATGTTTGGAGGGTAGTTAATGTTTGAGTTTCTGTTGTTAGTGTGGTCTGAGCTGTTGCAAGCGTTGTCTCTGCTGTTGTCTTCGCTGTTGTAAGAGTTGCTAAAGTTGCAACTGCTTCTGTTTTAACCTCTGTCTTATCAGCTACAACAGCTGTTTGCTCAGTAATTTGAGCAGTTAAAGTTTCGTTAGTTACATTAGTCATTTGCTGTACTGGAGCACCAGCAGTTTCACGAACTCCAATACGAGGTCCGTTATACAAGTCAGTTTTATTGCCAGCAACAGTTCCAACGCCTGTCCACTCACCTGTTGTTGGGTTTACTGTCATTGTCCAGTTAACGTTAGTAAGAGGGCTGTTATTGTCCCCAAATTTATGCAAGTCCCAATCAACCGCTAATGTAGTTTCAGTAGTTGTAACAGTGATGCTTGCTCCAGGACCAGCACTCATAAAATCAGAAGCAAAGACGGATATGTGAGGTCCTGCTGGGAAATCCCACCAGTTAAAGTCGCCAGTGCCAAATGTAATAGTTGCTTTAGAAGTAACGTAGATCTGGCTAGCTGTTCCTTGACCTTCGTACACTGTGTTGCCCATTTTGATATCAAATGGTGTGTTAATTTTAGTTGCAGCATCATACATAGGTGGCAAAGTTGTTGTTGTTACTGTTGGTGTTTCAGGGGCTACTGGGGCTACATAACCAGAAGTTGTATAAGTTTTGCTATCTGATGGGGTGTTTTGAAGCTGGGTCAAAGTATTTTGAGCGTTTGTAAGATTAGTTGTTGCAGTAGCCACTACCGCAGTTTGAGATTCAACCGCTGTTGTAGCTGTAGCCACTACTGCTGTTGCAGAATCTACAGCTGTAGTTGCGGTAGCAACCACCGCGGTCTGAGAGTCCACAGCTTGAACAGCCGCTACGGCTACAACTGTAGCTGACTCAGCAGTTTGAATTGCTGTGGTGGCTTCCGCTACTGGAGTTGCCGCAGCAGAAATTTGCTCTGGAGTTGCCGCAGATACAGCAGTGTTTAGTGTTACAGTTGCTGTCTCAATTTTTTCTTGAACGGAGGTGACTGTAGGTGTCGAAGATGGTTGTGATGTTTCTGATGTTGGCGAGCTTTGGGTCTGGATGGATTGTTGGGTGGATTCAGGGGACGGAGCCGTTGAAGATGAAGGTTCGGGTGTTGGAGACGACGTTGAAACAGTTGCAGTCGAGGTCTCTTGGACAGGAGCTGTCACGACAACAGTTGGAACGGGATCGCTGGAAGTTGTGGGGGTAGGGCTCACCACCACCGTGGTAGGTGCAATTTCTTCTGCGTTTGCGGATTGTTGACCTAATAAGAATAGGAATAGTGCGAGGGATAATACTGCGATTAGACGCAGAGCTATTATTTAAGTTCCTCTCCCGAACTAGTTGTAACTAGTTTACAGGAAATAAAAGATTATTTGGGTCAAAGATTGATACACACTTTGACATTAAGTTAATTTTTTGTTCAATTGCGTGGTGTCCACAAAACATAAGCTCACCATTTACAAAATTAGCAATAACCATGGCTGCTGCGTTACATTTATCGCAACGATCAACTGCTAGAAGAGCCGGGTGATCAGTTACCCTCACCGGGGTCTGCTCTTGAACTATTGTCATTCCCGGCTCCTCTGTAGTTGATTATATTTATAGTACTGCTTTTGAAGTCTTTCCACCACCGCCGCCAGACTTTGCCTTTGGCTTTGGCTTTGCTGGTGATTGATATATACGCTTTACAGCTTCTTTGTACTCAGCGTTAGTTACATTTGATTTAGCGTTTGCAATCGCTTTTGTCTTACCTTGAGACTTAACAGCATCAACTGTAGCTTGTGAAACTTTAGTTGGGTTTGAACCAGTTTTTGCTGATGCCTTTGGTGTTGGGAGAAGAGGCTTAAATGGCATCTTTTCAACTTTGCCAGATCCTGCGCCTGGAACAAGTGGCATCTTTTCAACTTTGCCGGATGATGATCCTGGCTTAAATGGCATGGTTTGTGCGCCAGGTAGAATGGGAGGAAGAGCTGCTTTATTCTTTTCTGCCTTATATTTTTCTGCTGCTGCTCCACCGTACATCTTAGGAGCTGATGCTTTAGGAGCCGTTGCGGCAGCTCTTGCTTCATCAGGTCCTGCTTGCTTAGGGTTAGTCGCACCAGATGCTGCGGCAGGAGATGTAGCTTTTGCGTTTGGATAAACACGCTTTGTAGCTTCCTTGTATTCTTTTGATACAGGAGCGTTAGGAGACAAAGTGCTTCCTACATATCCTGGAGATCCGTATGCAACTTTGTTGGCAGCAGTTTTTGCTCCATCTTTCTTAACAGCATCAACTGTCGCTTGAGGGACTTTAATGCTGCGATCATATCCGCTCTTATCAACAGGAGCTTTTGCTTTTGCAACTTTCATTCCTGCACCTTTACCAGGCTCTTTGTAAGCGCCTGACTGAGAAGCCATAGATGCTGCTCCAATTGCTCCGCTCTCCTGAGCTGCAAGTGCTGATGGTGCAAGAGGCTTTGGTTCTTGTGCTTTAGCTTGCGATGCCATAGATGCTGCGCCAATTGCTCCGCTTTCTTGTGCTGCAAGAGGTGATGGTGCAAGAGGCTTACGCGGTGTAACTGGAAGTGTATCCCCGCCACCATCAAACTGATTTTCTGTTAATCTCATTTTTCATTCTCCTTCTTGCCTGCACGGCGCTTGTTTTCTTTAGCGGTGTTCTTTCCGTGCTTTAAGGCGCGGAGATTCTTTGAGGAATCGTTACTATGATTATTATCCTTGTGATCCACATCTGTGTCTCGAGGAAGCTTCCCGTTTTTTCCCTCATAGTCGGCACGGGCTTTATTTTTCGATGTTGTGACCCACTTACCGTCTACCTTTTTCTTGTAGACGTAGATAGGACGACCTCCATTCGCTTTGGAACCTTTGTAGGGACCAAACTTTTTTGTTTCTGCCATTAGATCACCCTACTTGGTGCGTTCCAAGGTTCACCTTCCGGAGCTTTCTTTGGGATGAAAGCTGCGGCAGTCTTCTTCTTTACATCAGGAAGCATAGGTGGGATAAATGGAACTGGCTGTAGCTGAGGCTCTGGTTGAGCAACTGGTGCATCAACAGGACCTAGCTCTGGAAATAGAACTGGAGGAATCTTTATATCTGGTTTACGAGCCTCACGCTTAGTTCTATCTCTCTTAGGACGATCTGTTTTAGGCTTATCTGTTCCAGGCTTAGTTGTGCCAGGCTTACCTGTTCCCGGTAATCCAGGCGCAGTTCGAATAGGACGCTTTGTTCCTGGCTTCTTACCTGGTTTTGTAGAAGGTTTTGTTTCTGGTTTTGTTTCTGGCTTTGTTTCTGGCTTAGTGCTTGGCTTTGTTTCTGGTTTTGTAGTTGGTTTAATTCCTGGCTTAATACCTGGTTTTGGATCAAAGAATGGTTCTTTACCTGGAACAGTTGGTTTAGTTCCTGGCTTAGTAGGAGTTTTAGGTTCAATCTTTGGTGGAGTCTTTGGTTCAATCTTTGGCGCAGGCTTAGTTGGCGTCTTAGGTGCAGGCTTAGCTGGAGTTGGTTTAACAGGAGTCTTAGGAGCTACCTTTGGATAACCTGGTGCACCTGGAAGATCTCCTGGCTTTGTTGCAGGAGTTGATGGACGTGGTGCTGTGTAAGGCTTTGGTGCAGGCGCTGGCTTTGGTGTGATCTTTGGCGCAGGTGTTGTTGGCTTTGGCGCAGGTGCTGGTTTAGGAGCAGGAGCTGGCGCAGTCTTAGGTGCAGTCTTAGGAAGAGTAATAGTTGGAAATTGTGGACCAGGCTTTTGCCATGGTTCAATTTTAGGTGCAGGTGTTCCTGGCTTTAATGGATCAACTTTAGGTGTTGCAGGTGCAGTTTTAGGTGCGGTCTTAGGTGCAGTTTTAACTGCATTAAACGCATCATCCCATGCAGATGATTTACCAACTGTAAATTCAGTAGTACGTGGAAGTACTTTTGCAGCAGTGTCAGCTGCTTTCGGTGCTGCTTTAGTTACAACTTGTTTAGCAACAACGGGTGCTGCTTTCTTAACAACTTCTTTAGCGGCGGCGCCTGCAACAGCACGTGCAATAGCTCCACCAGCGGCAATTGCTATTGGTACTAATGGTGCTGGCATGGCTACCTCATATCCATATTGCGCTTTTGTCTGTTGACAATATCAGCTGATTGTTCGGAAACATTGTATCTTCCATAGGTTGGTTTCGGACCGTCAAACTGCCCAGTGTGCACGTATCTGAATTCATTGACTCTGCTACGCGGAGCCTTCAGAGAATTTTTTGGTGTAACTCCACCTAATCCTGCACGGGTCTGCTTGCTATCTCCCCAAGCTTGATCTTTCACTTCTTCTTACCACGCTTTGGTGCGGCAGCTTTCTTAGCTTTTGGTGCACGTGGAGGTGTAGGAGCTTTCTTTGCTTTCTCTTCGCGGATAGCGCGGTTAGCATTTGTGCCCTTGTTTGGATTCCACTTAGCCCAAGAGATCATGTCTTGACGCTTCTTTTCTTTATCTGCGTCAGACTTAGCTCCACCTTTGCCGGTAACAGGACGTGCAGCTTTCCACTTAGCAACCATCTCATCACGCTGTGGAGTATTAGCTTTAGTTGCGGTTGTAGGTTCTTTTTGGAACTCGGCCTTGCGGGACTGTGCGTTTGCTTCTCGGTTGGGATTGCTCTTGCCCCATTCAGACCAAGATTGACCTGAACCAGAGAGTGGGGAGGACGCCTTCCACTCAGTGTTGTCTACACGAGTAGTCTTGTTCTTAGGTGCCTTTGGAGTTGTCACCTTAGTGATCTTGTCTTTAGCCATTAGTGTGGGTTCTCCTTATGCCATTTACGTACAGCTTTAACACCCTGCTTAACAGTCTTAGAGCCGCCCTTTTTTGTTAAATTAATTTTATCGTACTTGCCGGCTTTTGCCTTGGCTTCGTGGTCAACAACTACATCACCCTTTTTGTTCTTCTTAACGGTGTGCTTGATACCTTGTACTTTAATTGTCTTAGACATTAAATCGACCACCATCCGTTGTACTTAGCATCTGGGTTTGCTGCCTTCCATTCTTTTAAAAGTTCTGCTTGAAGCTGCCAATCAACTTCATGTGTAGCATTCCCACAATCTGGACAAATCTCTTTGCCAATATTTGTAAGAACATGCTCACATAGCACTAGCAGTCCCACTTCCTACGAGCTTTGTTCAATCTGCTATCTGGATCTTTTGCAGCTTTAGGAAACATCTTTGCTTGTCCAGCTGATCGTGCACAATAACTCTTACGACGTGCAGCAGACTTAGGAGACTTCTTAGCTTGTTCTTTAGAAACAGGTGGCTTGATATTTTGTCCCTTAGCTTTTAACGATGCACGACCTTTAGCATTCAATCCGCCTTCAGGGTTCTGTCCTTCTTTGCGTGTCCATGCTTCACTTTTTGGCATCGTTTTCTCCCATCCAACCAGGACCGGCAATTAACTTAGGACCTTTACGACCTTCGTTACCAAGTGCCATAGCTTCATCTTCATGCTTAGTTAGTTCGGGAGAATCTTTTCTAGCTGAGACAATGATACCTTTACCGGTAATTTCTTTTGTCTTACGAAATGTTTCTAGATCGATAACACGCTTTTTATCTCCGGACCGATCACTAACTCCGCGTTTGTTATTAGGCATATTCAATTGTCTCTCATTCAGCCTTGTTAGACTTGTTATACACAGTGAATGTTGTAAAGAACCTTGAAATAAGCTCCTCTTTGTTATCGCGATGAACTTGTTCAAAATGTGAGATCCACTCACCAGCTGAAAACTTTGGATTAGCGCAGCCATTATTTACATCGTCGTAGCAGATCTTGGCAAACCGGCCTATTGGGCTATCTTCATCCATCTGATCCCATAGCCATACTGTGTATCTCATGGAGGTAGTATGGCTACCGCAGCTTCCGGCTACTGCCTAAACTGGCGAATCTAAAATTTCATCAACGGCATCATCAATTGTCCTACCGCCGTGTTCAGCTGTACAGTCTCCGCAGTTCTTACACATAGGATCATTCTAGGCTACTGCCCGGCAAATTCAGCATCACCTGTTCGGGTTCCCTGGTGGCTTTCTTGAAATTGTCGACATTTAACCCCTAGGGGGGGTTTCGTTATCAAATTGTTATGAAGCGCACGGCGTGTCGCATTGACCACGCTTACGAACTATGATTTTATTACTCCTGTCAGCAACACCGCTGGCACTATCCGTTAGGGGATAAAAATGCCACTTACGTGGGATATGACCAGTGTTAATAACTGGTCTGAATTGAAGGAAGGCGCCGAGTGGTCTAAGACCGAGGCACTTATCTTCGCAACTATGTCAATCGGTATGAATCAGATTACCGACACCAATGCCAACGAGTTCTACGCTCGTATTAAAATCCTCGAGGGTGCTATCGGCTCCTTCGTCTACGTCGATGGAAACGACTACTTCTACACAGTCGCAGACATCAAGCGCCGTATCGGTCTCCACACCAACGGCAACACCGAGTCCAAGACCAAGTGGCTCACCCGCATGGCTAAAAACCTCATGGCTGACTACGACCGCGTAGCCAACTACAAGGAATCAGTCAGTGCTTAACATCGTCGAAAAGGTAGGGGCGCTCCTCGGGGCGCTCCTACTCCTCGGAGTTATGTATCTCCACGCCTTCTACAATCCAGTCTATGGCAATTGCCAACAGACACCCGATGGTCGTTCATGTGATTTAATCAAGTGGGAAAGGGAATAAAGATGGATCCAAGATTATTTATGGCAAAGGTTTATGAGAAGTTCCGCAACGACTCAGAGACCACGGCTCGATTTGAGTCAGAGATTAACAACTGCACAGGACCAGATGATGCAATCCGCATCTGCGTTGAGTATCTAGCATTGGAGGCAGTCAAGTGAAATGCTTAATCTGCGAAAGCGATGAGGTTGTCTACTCAGGGACAGACGCCCTTATGTATGGAATCGGAGTGACAGAGAAGTTCTGCCACAGATGTGCCAGAGCTTTCTACGAGATCTCCAGATATCTGGAGACAGTCAAGGCTTAGTCCCCTAACTAAGAGCGAGCCCCCGGTGATGAGCCGGGGGTTTCGCATTGCTCGCCGCGAATGTTTGTGTTGGCCCGCCCTCCCCATTCTTTTCAAGGGAATATATATATAAGAGAGTTGTGGATAACTTCGTTATCAAATTGTTATATAACTACGGCGTGTCGTTTTGAGTATTGTCAGAGGTCATGATTATTATTAACTCATCAAATCAAATTGGTTTGGTAGATAGGGGAAGCAAGTGTTAGAAATAGGTCAGACATACACAACTCAAAAGAGTGGCGTTGTTGGTCAGATTATGGAAATTGTTCCAAATCGCACAGGGTCATTTAGAGTGAGATTGAATACCGCAGAGGGTGAGCGTTGGACTACTTACCTTCCACCAGTAGCCATTGAATATCCATGTGGCGATTTCATAGATGAGGGGTTGATGAAATGAGTTATCCACCAATGGCAGACCCCGCCTTCTATGATGACTCAATATGGGTCAAATGCGATAGGTGCGACAATGAATATGATGAACGGGATTACAATTCCGAGACCTGCTCGGATTGCGAAACATACGAAATAGATATGGGGAAGCACATGCCAAAGTATGAAACACCACAAGCGATAGCCAATGCTCTATGGCGACTATTGCCCGAGGTATCAGATACCGACGCCATCTACGACGCGGTTCTCTATCTTGAATCAATAGGTAAGTAGCCCAGCGGATCAGCGCCCGCTCCCACTTCCCCGGGGGCGGGCGTTTCGCTTGCCAAAATGTTTGTGTTGAGACCCGCCCACCCTGTCTCTGACTTACTTCGTAAGGGAGTTGTTGTGAGAGAGATTGTTATCAAATCGTTATATATGCGCGGCGTGTCGTGTTGGTGAATATCTTCATATGCGGTAATTTTCTACCTAGCGCAACAAGGCGCACCTATGATAGGGGATAACATGAACAAGGAACTAGTGGAGCGAATTAACGCCCTAGTAATTGAACAATTGGAGAATGGTATCGCGCCATGGCATAAACCATGGAATTCAAGCGGCTATATGCCAATGAGCTTAACCAGCAATAAAGAATATTCGGGTATCAATGCCCTAGTGCTAGCAATATGTGGCGCACAATATAAGCGCTCACTATGGGTTACCTATAAGCAAGCGCAAGCCCTAGGCGGTAACGTCCGCAAGGGTGAGAAGAGTCTGCCCGTCGTGTATTGGTCACGCATCATCAAGCCCGGCGAGGATGGCAAGCCGGTCTCTAAGGGTGCATTTATGAAATTCTATAGCGTGTTCAACGTTGAGCAATGCGACGGGATTACCATCCCGGCCATTTATGACATCAAGCGCGAGCCGGTCGACACCTTGCCAGCTTTAAATTCCATCGTGTCCGGGTACGCTAACAAGCCGGAGATTTACTATAAGGAACAAGGCGCCGCGTTTTATAACACGCTAACCGATTCGATCACCTTGCCACCATTGGCCGCATTCGATGATGCAGAGAGTCACGCTTACACTCTATGCCATGAGATGATTCATTCAACCGGGCACCAATCACGCTTAGACCGGTTTAGCGAAGATGATAAGCCGGCACGATTTGGCGATGCTAACTACGCACGAGAAGAGCTCGTCGCAGATATCGGAGCGCAGATTCTCCTCAGCTCTAACGGTATTAATTACGACATGCAGAATTCGGCATCGTACCTCGCCGGATGGTTGAAAGCTTTAAAGAATGATCCATCACTGATCATCAGCGCCAGCGGTAAAGCTCAGCGAGCTGCGGATTACATCCAAGGGATCAACCGTAAAGAAGAAAGCGCCAAGATCTCAGAAGAGGTCAGCGCATAAGCTTCCCCTATCAGAAGACAGTCGAGCTCTCGGTCCCCGCGGATCGGGAGCTCGATCTGTTTACAGCTGCGAGCGCGGCCGCGGATCGCAAAATGTTTGTGTTGAGCAGCCCACCCACCCTGCTCTATCCCTAAAGGGAATAGGGAAAAGAGAGTTGCGACACGCCGGTATCTATCAAATGCCGGAGTTTGTCGGTGGCTGGCATTACTCTTATACCAATGCCAACA